CTTCATGGCGGCAGATCATTCAAACAAGTCAACATTAAACCGGAGTCAGGATTTTGGAATCGACAAAGAAATCAACGGAGGGGGTCAAGGGCTACATATGGTATGTAGGTTTTCGAAATACGACCCGACCCCTCCCCTTACCTTGGAGGTGGATTTGTAGAGATGGATATAAGCACGTTTATGCAATGCGGTATGATCCTAATATGGACTGCTGGATACTTTGTGAGTGGCTTGGCTTTCGTCTTCATATCGAACTATTACGGGGAGAGAAGGTTGAGGCGTTATTCCATCAAGCCTCTCAAAGCGGCGGGATGGTTTCTTATGAGTCTGAGTACCGCGATGGTCTTGCTTTTAATTTCAGGATGCCAATCTATTGTGTCACTTGGGCAAAGCACTTGCTCGGTTTGCAATTATGTCCTGCTGTAACCCCTTATCAATTATTCTGTGCGTTGAGAAATCGCGGCGGTTCAGTCATGTTCGAGCAGGAGAAACGTAATGGATTTTTTTGGAAGCGATGAAAAGCCTGTTGTTCAACAGGAAGACCCTGAATTAACCCGCCTGAAAAAAGAAGAGGAAGCTCGTCTTTTAAAACAGGAACAAGCTCTGGCAGAAGAAAAAACCGCCAGATCAAAACGCCTTCGTGGTGCGCGATCTCTTATGTCGGCTGGGTATCGTGGGTATGATGACAATAAATTAGGAACAGCATAATGGGTGATAGTTCAGAAAGTGCAGGTGGCGGCTTCGATGATGTTGCCAGTTTTTATGACGACCAAGGTCGTGAACGTCAGTCTAACCCCAATCCCGTTGGTTCTTTTCTAGGAAGTACCACACCTGCTGAACATTCAGAAAATGACAAGCGTGTTAGTGCGGCCTTATCGGCTATGCCTGACCCTGATACGGGTGAACGTATGTTTGATAACGTCATCACAGGGCAAAGGGAGTCAGTAGAAACTTATAGTCGGCCAGAATTTGCCCCAAGAGAGGGCAGTGCTCTGGATTTTAATCAAGAACCGTCTATGACCGTAACACCTCTTGGTGTTGTTGGTCGGGTGCTAGGCAGTCTGGCCGCTGGGGGACCGCTTGGTCTTGCGGCAAGTACACTATTAGGTGCGGCTGGTAATAAAATGAGTGAAGAGGCTGGTCATGGCTCAATTACCATAAGAGCCAGTGATGGTGTCACGGTTAATCGTGGTGATAGTGGAACGGGTAATCGTAATGTCTATACGACTGAAAATACAAAAGATGTTCCTGAAGGATTAATGGCAGGAAAAGACCCAGCTTTTCCCGGCAGATATGATAATCCTCCTGACGGAGATATTGATTATGGCAATGATTCACCTTTGCCCTCTTCTGTACCAAAAGCACCAAAACAAAAAGCAAGTTTGTTGTCTCCACAGCAACCAAATATCCAAGAGGAAGAAGTTGATCCTCTGGCACAGTCACGACGAAGATATGCTGGGCAAAACAGTTTAATGAGTAGTGGTTATAGAGGATTTGCGTAATGGCAATGAAAACAATTAGAGAAGTTGTAGAAGGCGAGGAACGTGCACTTTCTTTGCGCCGTTTGTGGGAACCTATCTGGGGTGATTGTTATGATTACTGTCTTCCCGGTCATAATGGTTTTACAAATCTGTCTCCCGGTCAGCGTGCTGATGAATTAATCTTTGATGAGACTGCTATTGTTGGAACTCAGGAGTTTGCATCACGCATGGTACAGGGAATTGTCCCCAATAATTCAAGGTGGACACGATTAGAACCTGCACCCGCGGCAGTTGGTGAGCTCGATGACAAACAGTTGGCAACCTTGCAGGGCGAACTTGATGAGGTTACTGACTACGCTTTTGAAGTCATCAATAATTCTAATTTTAGCCAAGAAGTCCATGAGGCTATGCTTGATGTTGGCATTGGCACGGGGAATATGACCATTGAAGAAGGGGATGCGGTCAATCCTCTCAAATTTAATGCTGTTCCATTAAGCCATGTTGCTCTGGAACGTGGTCCTTATGATTCAATTGGAGCTCAGTATCGTAAACGGGTTGTCCGGGTTGACAATATCAAGACCATATGGCCCGAAGCGACCTTCAATACAGAGCTTCGGGGCTTGCTCGATAAAGAACCACATAAAGAAATAACGATTTCTGAGGTTTGCTATCGCGATTGGGCAGAGATTGATGAAACCCATCACTACTGCGTCTATCTTAAATCCAGTGAGCATAAAATTTATAGTGAAACCTATTCAGGAATAGGCTCAAATCCGTGGGTTTCTTTTCGTTGGGCTAAAACCGCAGGTGAAATTTACGGTAGAGGTCCAATTTATAATGCTTTAAGTGCAATTAAAACGTGCAACTTGACGGTTCAGCTTATTTTAGAAAATGCGGAACTGGCAGTTTCGGGTGTATGGCAGGGGGATGATGACGGCGTGTTGAACCCTGCCAACATTCGTATGATACCTGGCACCGTCATTCCCAGATCAGCAGGAAGCAGAGGATTGGAAGCCCTGCAATTCCCGGGTAGTTTCGATGTTGCCCAGCTGGTGCTTAATGATATGCGTCACAACATTAATCGAGCTCTTTACAATGAGACATTGGGACGCAGGGAAGGTACACCAATCAGTGCTACAGAGGTTGCCGAGCGTATGGGTGAGCTCTCCAGACAATTGGGAAGTACCTATGGCAGACTGCAAGCTGAACTGGTTCTGCCTTTAATGAAGCGGGTTTTATATATCCTGAAAAAGCAGGGAAGGATTACGCTTCCCCAGATTGACGGTCGGGAAATTCAGATTCGTGCTGTCTCTCCAATGATGAGAGCCCAGCGCAATGAAGATATTTCACAGCATATTAATTATGTAAGAACAATTGGTGAGTTATTCGGCCCTGCAACAGTTCAGACAATTGTTGATCCTACCAAGTTTTCTGAAAAGCTTGCGCCTTGGTACGAGGTCGATCCTGATGTTCTGATGGATGAAGAGAAACGCCAGCAACTTACCCAGCAAACTGGAGAAGCAATGGCTCAAGGTGGTGGTGGTGAAATGGTATCACAGATAAGGGAGTTAATGCCTTAATGAAACAACGGCGTGTTGAGTCAGAGGAATCAATAAAATTAAATAAGATGTACAGGGCAACATTTACCAAAGGTTCAGGTAAGGCTGTTCTCAATCATCTCAAACAGATCAGTATTTATAGTGTAGGGGGTCCGGGCATTACGCCAGATACCCTTATGCATATGGAAGGTCAGCGATTTATTGTCGCTGAAATTGAAAACCGTGTAGAACAAGGAAAGGACTCTGGCGATGAATGACGATAGTGCAGGTGCAGTAGAGGCTGAAGCACCAGCTGAAGCAACTGAAGAGGTTAATACTGAAACGGCTTCACGGCCTGAATATGTGCCTGAAAAATACTGGAACGCCGAGCGTGGTGAGACAGATATTGAGAAATTAAGCAAAGGTTATAATGAGATAGCCAGTGCTTTTGGTAAAAAAAATGAAGACTTAGAAGCTGAAATTACCAAAAAATTAGAAACCAATAGGCGAAAGGATGTTCCAGAAACGGCGGCTGATTATGTTTTTGAGCCAAATCCTGAACTTATTCCTGAAGGTGCCAAGTTTGAAATGGATAAGGAAAACGCCCAGTTAAAAGAATTTGGGGAACTTGCTCATGAAATTGGTTTATCACCTGAACAATATAACAAAGTGGTCAGTCTCTATGTTGCCAATGAAATGGCGATGATGCCAGACAAAAAAGCTGAAGCCGCCAAACTTGGTGAAAATGCACAAGCCCGGATTGAGCGTGTTGATATGTGGTCTAAAGCAAATCTCTCTGAAAATGCTTATACGGCGGTTGTTGGTCAGGCAACATCAGGTGAGTTTATTATGGCGATGGAGGAGCTCATCGACAAAACATCTGGTGCGACACTTGATGGTGGTGATGAGAAAAAACAAGGGGCATTAACCCTAGAAGAGCTTCAAACCATGCAGAAAGACCCACGTTATCGTGATCCCAGACATCGTGAAGATGCGTATGTAAAGCGTGTAGAAGCTGGTTTTGCGGCATTAACTCAGTAAACGGACAGACAAGACATTGCCGGACATTTTTTATTCTGTCCGTTGACCTATTGTTATTGGCAGGTCATTTTTTTACCGTAACCCTCGGCCTGAAGTTTCGGAAAGCGGCCCTTTATGGATACCCGTCCTACGAATCCGACGACACCCGAATTAACTTTAACTCTTGTGTTCAACGATTTGGAGGATAGCAATGGCTTTTCCAGATATTAATGATTCATTTGTTAAGCAATTTGAATCTGAGGCGCATATGGAATACCAACAAATGGGTTCCAAACTGCGTAACACCATTCGTACCAAAGCTGGTATTACTGGTGAATCTACTACTTTTCAGGTTATTGGAAACGTAGACGTTGGAACTAAAGCCCGAAACGGCAAGGTTCCTCGTTCTGAAGCTTCCCATGCACCTGTCGAAGTTTCTCTACAAGACCGTTATGCATCAGTAATGATTGACGATCTTGATGAGTTAAAAATCCAACATGACGAGCGTGGTGTTCAAGCTAAGAATATCGCGGCGGCTATGGGTCAAGATACTGATGATATCATACTCACAGCTATGGATGCGTCAGCTAACAGTAACAACGTAAGTACCGCCGAAACATTTTCTGCGGCGGCTACACCAATCGGAATTATGGAAGACTTTGGTAATGCTTCTATTCCTTTCGATGGTGAGCTTTATGCTTGTGTTTGCTGGGAAGCTTGGGGCGATCTGCTCGATCTTGATGAGTTTTCAAACGCTGATTATGTACCAAGTGAACAGCTTTGGTTTGAAGGCGTGACAGCTAAGAAGTGGTTGGGCTTTAACTGGTTCCCACATGAAAACTTACCTGTTGACGGCTCTAGCGATGCTAAGTGCTTCTACTATCATCGTTCTTCAACTGGTCATGCAATCGGTCAGGATTACTCACAGCGGATAGATTATCTTGCTGAGTATGATTCCAATCAGGTCATGGCTAAAATGTCGCATGGTGCTGGTCTTATCGATGATACGGCTTGCATTGAGCGTGTTTACAACAGTGCTTGATAAAGGAGATTTGAATCATGGCTTATAGTGCGGCAGGTCTTGTCAAAATGGGATCAGGAGGCGGTTTTAATATATATTTCTACCGTTCACTTGATACCGCGGCAACGGTCAATTCAGCGGCTTATTTCAACAGCGCAGTAGATTTTCTGAATGTTGGTGATTTAATCATACAACAACAGGTTGGTGGCTCAGTGGCTACCCCTACTTCTGTTACTGCTGGAACATTAATGTGGGTGCTATCGAACAATGGCACAGCCGTCGACGTTTCGGATGGAACGGCGATAGTTGTAACGGACGGCGATTAGAACTCCACGCCGGAGTATGGCGGGGCGAGGGTTTTTCTCATATGACTCTCTGGTTTGGCCTGAGTCCCGCCTGTTCCTGAAAGTATATAAATGAGTGTAGCGACTACTGATATTGCTGTTGCATCAAAAGGATTGGTTCTTATTGGGGCTGATCCTATTGCGGCTTTTGACGGAAGCAGTCGCGGAGCGATAGTTGCCGAACATATCTATGATGAGGCAATTGAAGATATTCTAACAGATACACCGTGGTCGTTTGCAACGACACAGGCTGATCTGTCCCATGTTTCAGATACACCAGAGTCGATCTGGTCTGATGCATGGCAAAAACCAACAGAAGCTTTATTGATACGCCGTGTAACGGTTAATGATAAAGACATTGATTATGAAGTCTATGCAGACAAAGTGTACTGCAATTATGACGAAAACAATATCCTGACAATGAATTATATTTTTCGGGCACTGGAACAGGATTGGCCTCCATATTTCAGGTATGCCGCTGAATTAAAGCTTGCCAGCATCTTTGCGATGTCGGTGGCGGGAAAGCCTGATATGGCTGACACCTTTCAACAACAGGCTGAATTTGCGTTACGTAAGGCTAGAAGTCAGGATGGTCAGGCTGACACAACCCACGCAATTACGACAAGCCGTTTTATTATTGCTCGGAGGTAGACTATGCCTTTAAGAGCAACAACTTTCCAAACCAACTTCTCATCTGGTCAACTCGATCCTCGTATGATGTCACGCGCTGATGTTGGTGTGTATAATAACTCAGGAGAAAATCTTCTTAACAACTCCCCTTTGGTTCAAGGAGGAGCTCGCCGACGACCTGGCTCAGATTATGTTGCGACATTAACTGGACATACACGCCTTGAAAAACTGCGCTTTAATGACACACAGCTGTATATCTTTGCGTTCTCAAATACTGAGCTAAAGATATTTAATTCTGCTGGAAGCTTGTTGCAGACCCTGACATCCCAGCCGTGGAGCGCAACGACCATGTGGGAGATGCGTCTAACCTCAGCTGGTGACACAACAATTATTACTCATGAAGACTTTGCAATGCAGAAATTACTTCGTACAGGGGCAACGACGTTTACGATTGCCGCTTATGCATTTGAATCTCATAGTTCTGGTTATCCCCGGTATCAGCCGTTTTATAAATTTGCTGACGATAGTACGACACTGACACCCAGTGCAACGTCAGGCAGTGGAGTTACTTTGACAGCTTCAGCTGCTTCTTTTGTCTCTGCTCATGTTGGATCAATCATTCGATATAAAGGAAAAGAATGTGATGTCACAGCTTTTACCGATACCACCCATGTTACCGTTACGGTCCGGGAAACGCTGTCGGGAACATCTGCCGATACCGATTGGGACGAAAATGTTTTTTCAGCGGCGAAAGGGTATGCTAAATCGTGTGCGTTCCACCCTCGTAGATTGTGGTTTGGCGGCTCCAGAGATTTGCCCTCCCATTTATTTTCGTCGCAGTCGAACGCCTTCTTCAACTTTAATGTTGGAACTGGGCTTGATGCAGAGAGCATCCAAGCGCCGTTAGGATCAGATAGTGTTTCTGAAATACTTCACCTTCACTCTGGTCGACACCTCACTGTTTTCACAGATAGTGGTGTTTATTACGTTCAGGAGTCAAATACGACTCCTGTAAGCCCTTCTAACTTCAATCCTCGCTTCTCGGTACCCTATGGTAGCGCACAAGCTCCTCCTAAGCGCTACGATGGCGCTACGCTCTTTATACAGGATACGGGAAAAGTCGTGCGAGAATTGCTTTGGAATGACCTTCAGCAATCTTATACCGCTGAACCGATCAGTTTGGTGTCTAACGACATGATTAATG